GAGTAGCATCATCAAGGTCTAATTCATTATCAGCACCATAACTAAAACAGTTACTCCACTTTAGCTTTTTGAGCGTAATCATTATAAGTACCTAAAATTGATGGTAAGTTATCCTCTGTTATTCCTAGAACGTATAGAAGGTATTCTGAAAGCTCTTCTTGAATACTCATTTCTGGAGACATAATTAGACTCACTTCTGAGTTTCGAGTTACAACTTTCTTGTCCAGAAGTTCTGAACTTTTAACTGCTGCAAGAGCTTGAATGTCTCCTTCCAGCTCATAAATAGTATGATCGTAGTCCGTAGCTACCATTTCATCTGGAGACATTACGGTTCTTCTGATCAATTGTGGAAGATCAAATTTTTCCCACAACCAAGTCCAGTTATCTTCATTTATTAGCAAGTATCCTGTATCAACATGATTTCTATGAAAAGATGTAGTAACAGGGCTTCCTGGATATACTATATTTCTTTGAGTATTTGAATGTGCATGCAAATCCCCAGAGAAAACCACTGGGAAGTCTTCAAAACGGTCTAAGTCTACTTCAGGTTTAACATGAGGAGGTATTTCACCTCTAACATGAGTAAATAGAGGCATAGAAGTATCGAATGCTTCTATACTATTTTTTGCGTGTAGCTCACGGTAAGGAAGAATAGAGAATTTTAAGTCCTCGTCAACATAACTATTATCTATAACTCGTACTAGAGGATTTATATCTTTTGTTGCCCTTTTTAATTGGCTGAAAAAAGTTCTACTTTTTTTGGTAGCTTCATGATTCCCATCATATATGATAGTAGGGCAACTTACTCCACGAACAAAAGAAAAATATAACTCTAACTCTTCCATTGTAGGCAACCTGTCAAACAGGTCGCCTCCAATGATGTGCATAACGCAAGACTTTTCTATCTCTCGTATTTTTTCAAATAAAAGATTGTATCTATTTAATGCCCAAGAAACTGGGACATTTTTCTGTCCCAGTTTGATGTGCCAGTCAGCTGTGAATAGAATCATCCGATTTTATTCCTTCTATCTGGATATTTTATTTCATAAGTTTCGGTGTCTGCGTATACTAACTCTATTTGTAACCCTGAGTCTTTTTCAAACCGTTTTTGAGTATCTTTTAGTACTCTATTTATCATAGACCCGTCTTGTCTTCTACATAAAGCTTTAACATCAAAGTATCTGGTAGTTCCAGTCTCGAGACAAACAGCTACTAAATCTATTAAACCTTGACTGGTATCTTCTACGAAGACTTGATACCCTTTTTTTATTAAATCAGCATGCACTAAAAGAGTTGCTACTGCCCCTCTGCCATGTTTCTCATAACTCATGATAAATTAAACTCTTCTTCAAGGGTTTCATTATCAGCATCTTCTTTGCTGGGCGCATTTCTCAGTCTATCCAGAAGTTCTTTCTGCGCATCTGGAGTTGGGCGAGGCATTACTTCATCCATTGACTTAAGGCCTTCGATACTAGCCATTTCGTCTGCATCTAGAGCCCTTGGCTTGCATTTCAGAGCCTGAAGTTGGTACTCTACATTGTAAGGCAGGGGCCCAGTCTTTACACGCTTGAAACAAATATCCCAGCCGGTTTCAGGATTTGTAGGGTCTCCTAGGTCTTCAGCAGCAGTAAGAATCTGTTCCCACAGCTTCTTCTTCAGATTAATAACCTTAACCTTGCCCTCGTCAATGCACTGCATTGCGTAGCTCCAGCCGCACTTCAGGTCAGGGTAGTACTCACGAACCCAATCCTTTTCTTTATTGTTGAATCGCTCTTCGTTTCTGTCGAAAGACAGGCACTCAAAAGGAATGTTCTTTTCGTTCTCCCCTTTCAGCCAGTATACATAGCGAGCCAAAACATCCCCTACCAAACGGACTTTGTTATCTCCGTCTTTATACTGATAGCTGTTGATGCTGGACTTCTGAGCTTCGCCTTTGGTTTGATTAAATGCTAATGCCATTGTGTTTTCTCCTGTGGGACTTCTTCATACAAAAAATGAAGATTACCTTCATCATCTATATTAAGTAGCCTAGTGTCTTCAATTGATTGTAATATTATCTCATCTTCTGGAAGAAGAAGAGTATCTAGGGTTGTTTCTTTCGTTGCTAAGTAATTTGACAAAGGTCTCATACTTGCAAGAGAGAAATATACTCCAAGCTCTCGCAAAGAGTATTTATAGGCGTTAAAGAATAGTACATCGGGATGTACTAAAAAAGATTCGCCTTTAAAGTTAAACCCACTAAAATAGTATAGTGAGTCGTACTTATTCGTAGGAGTAATATTCTTAGTCAGCATCTCCATTATGAGATAGCAAGACTTTAAATCTCCTTTAGAAACATTATAAACTTTTTTCCAATTATAGAGTAGCATATTATACAGCTTTTTATAGTAAATGTCAAGAACTATTTTTTTACAGCTCTTCTATCTTATATCCCTGTTTCATATAGTATCCAATCCTATTCGAGGCTTGGTTCGTTGCAGTTTTGCCTTTTAAATGAATATCTATTACCACAGGGCTTTTCTTTCCTTCCTGTTTTCTAATAATTCTACCAATTAGCTGTGTTAGTAATGGTTCATTATTAATTGGAGTACCCAAAATTAAACAGCTTAGATTATTTACTGATATACCTTCTGAAAATATTGCTTGAGTACCGTAAAGAATAGTCTTCTTTCCGTGTAAAATTTCACTAATCAAAGTCTCTCTATCTTCGTGAGGAATTTCTCCTGTTACACAAACAGCATCTTCTCCACTAAGTTGTGCGCAATGTTTTAGAAAGCCTACTCTATCACTTACTACAAGTACTTTATGGCCTCTCTTTGCATAAGCAGAAGCAATCATAGCTACCGAATGACGATACTCCTCATTATTAGCTAACGCATTTACTCTGGTAGCCCAAGGAGTTCGTGCACCATCCATAAATCGAATGTCGGAACGATAAATTTTTATAGATGGAGTCATAAAGTTTTCTTTCGGCGGCTGATATACTTTAGGACTAAAGTAATCACGAAAGACAACGTGCTTTCCATCTTTTCTTTCGATTGTTCCAGACAATCCAATTTTATATCTACAGTAGTTAGTGTCCAAAACCTTGGAAAAAGTTGGACTACTTACATGGTGCATTTCATCTAAAATAATTGTGCCAAACTCTTTTCGTACTTTGTCTATATTTCTATAAAGCGTTTGAGTGTTTGAGACAACTATTGGAGTATCTGCTTCAAACTTACCACTACCAATAATTCCTGGCTCAAAGCCATATACTTTTACTACTTCTCTAGCCCACTGTGTTCTTAGTGGTACAGTGTGAGTAACTACTAGAGTCTTCTGTCCGAGTTTTCCAGCTATGGCCAACCCCGTGAAGGTTTTACCCCAGCTAACCCAGGCATTAATGATTGCGTTATCATCTATATCATTATAAACGGCTGCCTGACTTTCTCGTAAGTCAAATTTAAACTCTGGAAAATCTACTGGCTTATGAATTCGTTTATCTACTATTTCATAGTCTTCTGGTATTAGGTCAGTACGTCCTATGGGAAGTGATATTAAACTCTTGTTTATAATTCCCATATTCTTTATTACAATAGGAGGGTCATTAGGATTATAAGAAGGAATCTTATAAGTCAGTTCTTTATCTATAGCCGACCTTAGACTCTCATCACAGTCCATATAAATTCTATTGCTCAGTACTGCTTTCATAGACCTAAATCCGTTCTTGCTATAATATATCGTTTTACAAACTCACTTCTTACAATGTCTACTGTTTCAAACTCAATTAAATCAAACATATTCATTGCTTTCAATATTCTTAAAAACTCAGAAAGTCCATTATGACCTAGATCACTCTGACGAAAATCTCCACAAAATATTACTCGACAATTTTCTCCAATTCGGGTAATAATAGAGTCTAGTTCGTGCAGAGTCATATTCTGACACTCATCTATCAATACTACGGCATCTCTTAATGTTGTGCCTCGAATGAATGAAGTAGTCATAAAGTGGACTACATTCTTAGTTTTCAAAAGTTCATAGGCGTCGCCTCGTTGAAAAAGCTCTATACATATATCTTTGTATGGTTCTTCATATACAGATGCTTTTTCTTTCTCATTTCCTGGAAGAAACCCTATATCTCTAGTAGATACTGCACTTCTAATAATGATTAGTTTTTCTTTATCATTCTTCATTATATCATCAAAAGCTAGATAAGAAGAAATGAAAGTTTTTCCGGTTCCTGCGACTCCATGTAAGACTAAATGTTTATCGCTTTCAAAGACTCTTAGTTGATTTTTAGTAAGAGGCTCTATCTCCTGTAGAGATAAGTTTGCAGCTGCTATTAGTCTATTTCTTTTTGCCATTTTTAAATTTTCCTTCGAGTATCTTTACTTCTTTCTTCAGAATACTCGTACAACTTCCAAGGAAGCCCGTGATAATAAAGAATACCCGCCCAAGACATTCCAGGCATTGGTGGCCTATAAATTTTAAAGGGAGTCTTCTCATTTTCTAAATGTAACACGCTTGCTTTTGTTTTTAAACTAACTTTTTTAATCTTTTTGTACTTTAAAGGTAAAAATTTAGTTTTTTGGTATATAAATGGAATACCATTTGAATCTATAAAATAAGGAGTAGCTTGTTTTACTACTCCTATAAAATCAAATACAGACCTTTTTAACGGAAAGAGCTCCCAGCTTGTCTGCATTCTTCTTGCTCCTAGTGTACTGCCTTCCATGTTTTTATCATCTAAAACTGAGCCTTCAAAGAAGAGCAGCCCATCTGCTAACTCCCAATTAGCGGAAGGAAGCAGATAGACTGGAAACTTAATTTTATTAATTGTTTTATAAGTTATCACCATATAACTTATTCCATTTACCCATAGAGTAGTCGTCACCAACCTCTAAGTCACAACCTACAGGGCAGCCTGGAATATAAATACCTCTGTCCATCTGCACAAACTCTACAAGTTTTTGAGAATATTCGTCAATCTCATCTTCGGGCACTTCGGCAAGAATAGAGTCATGTACTAGGGCGAAGATTTTAGACTTCATACCCTTAGTCTTGATGTAACTATTCATGTCAATAGCACCTAAAAGGTTGATATCAGAAGCAGCAGACTGCACCAGAAAATTAAGGCCAGACCTAACTGTATGACTTCGAACAGCCTTATCGGAAGAGGTAACGTTGGGTAAGCGTCGCTTTCTACCAAAGAAACTATAAATGAACCCATTCGTTTTAATATATTCTTCATTTCTGTTAATCCACTTCTTGAGGCTGTGAAATGATTTGAAGTAATCATTAATTACTTCCTGTGCCTCACTTGGGCTAAAAAACGTGCCCGAACTTTTTGTAACTTCAGAACTAATCTTATTGGCTCCTGCACCATACATAATACCAAAAGTTACAGCTTTAGCGGCCTGGCGTTCCATAGGGTAAAGTTCTGCAACCTCATCTATTTCGCAAGGCAGTCGAAATACTTTATGTGCAATAGCACTGTGAAAGTTTCCACCAGAACGGAACACATCCATCAATGCTTTGTCCTGTGCAAGAACAGCGGCAACGTATACCTCAGCAGTAGTTAAGTCCATTGCAACTATCTTTGACCCCGCTGCTGCTTTGATACAGCCCTTGACGGAAGGATTGTCACGAGGAAGCTGCTGCATGTTCAGTTTACCACTAGAACTAAGCCTGCCAGAAGTTGTACTATGAAGGTTGAAACCAGTACGCAAGTGACCATCTCTGTCCAGCTGTGGTATGATTTTGTCCAAATAAGTATTCTTAATTTTGGATTTTTGACGTATGTTAAGGATAAGTCGTGGAACTTCTGAATCCTCGGCAAGTCTTTCAAGTACTTCTGCATCCGTTGAGTCCGCA